TGGGCCAGGGCACGCAGGCGCGGTGCATCACCTATGTCATCGACGGCGGCGGCTCGGCGATTTCCACGGGCGTCGCGGGGGATCTTTATCTTCCGTTCGCCGTGACCCTGACGAGCGCGACCCTGCTGGCCGATCAGTCCGGAAGCATCGCGGTGGACATCTGGTCGGATTCTTACGGGAACTATCCTCCGACCGTCGAGGACACGATCACCGCAGGCACGCCGCCCACCATCACCACGGCGGATAAGTCGCAGGACACCAGCCTGACGAGCTGGTCGGTGGACATCCCCGCAGGTTCTACCCTGCGCTTCAACGTCGATAGCGTGAGCACCATCACCCGTGTGACCCTGGCATTGGGGACGGCCTGATGGTGATGCTTCGCAGCCGAACAGTCAGCTACAACACGCTCTATACCGACCCATTCAACCTCTTCACGACGCAGGGGCAATTCGACATCACAATCCCGGCGGATTGGGACAATTCCAGCTTTTCCCCGACCTTCGATATCAACGTGACCGGCGGCATCGTCTGCCCTGGAGACTCCCCTTTGGGGCTCTACATGCTGGCCAAGTTCGAGTTCGCCACTGTCAATGGGGGGTCGATCATCACGGCCCCCACCAGTTCCGATGGGTTCGCCTATCTGCCCGGGGCCGTGACCAATACCTGGGGCACGGCGTCGTCTGATCCGATCACGACCGCGGGCATCGACCAGCCATTCTCCACCATCAGCCTCGGCCCGAACGAGATCAGCGGACAGAACGATGTCCTGATCGACGGAGCCGCCTATGGCTTTCCGGGAGACGGCTTCGTCACGGGCGCTTTCCTCCCATCCATCCAGGGACCGTGCGGTTGGGTGCCGAATATCAACAGCACCCAGGCCGGCGCCGGGGTGAAGCTGGTCGCCGGGCAGACGGCCAGCATGTACGTCTCGATCTACCTCGATATCGGCGACGACACTTTCCCGGACCGCGAGGCTTACGGCGTCATCCAGTCGATCTCCTACACCTACAAGGGCACGACGGTGGAGGTTCCTCTGTCGAGCGTCCATGTGGGCTTTGGAGGGGGAGGGCCGGTCCTTCCCTATCCGCCGTCGAGATACAGCGACACGCCGATTGACTTCAATCCGCTGCGGCCCGTCGAGGCGGTCCTTCCTCCGACCAGCTTTTCGGGCCAGGACCTGTTCCTTGACGGTGTTGTGGCCGTCCAGCGCACGCAGGGGCATATCTTCTGATGGCCGTCCTCGACATCACCACTGTAGGGCAGGCCGTTACCCGCGCCTATCGCCTGCTGGGCAATCTCGAACCGCCATGGGTTCCCTCCGACGATCAGATGACCCAGGGCATGATCGCCGCCAACCTGATGATGCGCGGATGGCAGGCGGACGGGATCAACCTTTGGCGGCAGGAGCGCCGGGAAATCACTATTCCCGCCAACACCCAATCCGTCGAGATCACTCCCTATGTGCTGGGCGTGGAACAGGTCTCGTGGGTAGTGAGCCCGCAGCCCAACTACTACACGCGTCCGATGGCGCCCTATACCTATGTGGACTATTTCAACCTGCCGAACCCGCTGGCCGCCATCGGCACGCCCAGCGTCTACATGTTCGACAAGCAGGTGAACACCTCGACGCTCTGGATCTATCCCGTCGCTCAGTTCGGCGGCACCGTGCTCGCGACCGTCGCCAGGGCCGTGGATGCCTATGAGACGGAGCAGGATGCGCTAGGCGTTCCCGTCGAGTGGGGCGAGGGCTATGTCTACAACCTGGCCGACCGGCTTATGGAGGATCAGGCCGTCGCCAGCGCTGATCCGCAGACCGCTGCGCGCATCACCCAACGGGCCGTTGCGTTCTACACCAAGCTGCTGAATTTCGACCGGCCGACCTCGGTCATGATCCGGCCTTGGGGGAAGGCGGGGCAGGGGAGGCCTTACCGCTAGCCGCCTTGCAAGCCGCGTCGATAAGCGGTACTTTGAGATAGCCCGAAGGGTTCCGTCTAACGTCGCCGGACCCTTCGCCATGCGCTCCCAATCCGACATCGCCAAGATGCGCGCCACCTTCGCGCATAGCTCCGACCGCCAGAACCAGGGCGGCCCGAACTTCGCGCGCACCCCCAACCCGGTGTTCTTCCGCGACGGGAAGATGAACCGCGATCCCCATTCCGACCAGATCAAGGAAACGGCCCCCGCCGGCACTCAGCTCGGCCGCGTCGTCACCGTCGAACACCGCCACTATCGAGCGAAGGACTGACCATGGGCAACTACGCCAACACGCCTGGCCCCAAGCCCGGCAACACCTCTGCGGTGAACATGCACAAGTCCATCGCGTCCGGCATGACGATGCCCGCGTCCAAGCGCACCGTGAAGACCCAGCTCAAGGGCTCCACGACCGGCTGCGCCAAGGTCCCGGGGCTCTCGAACCGCTGACCCATGCCCGTCCTGGCGCTCACCAACGGCAACTATGGGCGCCCGCGCGTGGGCCTGCCGCAACAGCGTCTCATCAACGCCTATGCGGAAGCCACCAAGGAAGGGCCTAGCGAGGTCTCGCGGCTTCCAAGGCCCGGCCTGACGCTCTGGAACACGGTCGGCGACGGCCCGATCCTGCGACAATACCAGGACCCCGGCCTATTCAATGGGGCGCTGTTCAGCATCTCGGGCGGCACGGTCTATCGCAACACCACGTCGCTCGGGACCATTCCGTACAGCCTTCAGCCCCGGATGGCCGCGAACCTGACGCAGCTCGCCATCGTCTCGGGCGGGGCGCTCTATGTCTACGACGGTGTGACCATGAGCCTGGTCCGCTACTTCGATGATGGCGCATCGAGGCTTCCGCCGTTCTCCAGCGTCACGGTGCTGTTCAACATCTTCGTCTATTCGGTGTCGGGCTCCAACCAGTTCTACTGGTCGAACACGGGCGATGCGACGGTGATCAACGCCGCCAACTTCGCCAGCGCCGAGACCTCGCCAGATCCGATCCTGGAAGTCACCACGCTTTCGGACGAGCTGTGGTTCATCGGCTCGCGTTCCATGGAGCCCTGGACCTTCACGGGCAACCTGACGCTGCCGTTCCAGCTCAGCCAGGGACGGACCTATATCCGCGGCACCGCAGCCCAAGGCTCCGTCGTCACCAAACTCGACAACGCCATGTTCTGGGTAGGGGATGACCTCAGCGTCTATCGCTCCTCCGCCGTCCCTCAGAAGGTCTCGACCCCCTACATCGATGACACCCTGCGCGAAGCCCGCGACGGCATCGACCAGATGTACGCCTTCACCGTTGGGATCGAGGGGCATCGGTTCTACGTCATCAACCTGCCCAGCATCGGCGAGAGTTACGCCTATGACTGCGCGACCCAGGAATGGGCCAGGTGGGGCTCGCAGGACGCGTTCGAGGCCGAACCCTCCACCTTCATGGGCCAATGCACCGCGGGCGAGGGCGCGGACATCTACATCGGCTCCAGCGCGGATGGACGCATCTGGAAGCTCGACGCCTCCAACAACACCGATGACGGCCAAGAGAAGCGGATCATCGTGTCCGGAGCCTTCTGGACCACGGCCGGCAAGCAGCGGCTGAACAACATCGGCCTGCAATGCGTGCGAGGCGTTGGCAACACCGATGCGCCCGATCCCGTCGTCCAGTGCCGTATCTCCAAGGATGGCGGCCGGACCTTCGGCCCTTGGCTGAGCGCCATGCTCGGAAGGGTCGGGGCCTACACGATCAAGGCGGTCTGGCGTGGGCTCGGCATGGTCAGCCAGCCGGGTTTCCTGGTGGAATTTTCGGTGTCCGATCCGGTGAACTTTACCGTCGAGGGCGCCGCATGGAACGAGGCGAGGTTCTAGATGGCCTATAACGCAACCCAAATCCCGACTGGCATGTATACGGCCACGCCCAGCGACACCGTGGCTCAGCCGGGTTTCGGCTTCCGGGTCTACACGACTGCCGGAGACGTGGCCTTCATCGGTGAGAATGGCGTGAGCGCCATCGCCCACAACGTCCAGGTGGGCGAGACCGTCACCGTCTGCTTCAGCAAGATTCTCTCGCAGGGCACTACGGCGGTCGGCATCGACGTCTATGGGCCGAGCTGATGTTCCTGGCCCTCCGCCTCGCCCTTCAGGCTTTCCGCTTCCTGTCCGCAGGCGCGGCCCCTTCCAACGTCGTCACACTGGCTGACGGCACTCCGGTTGTCACCGACACCGGGGCATACGTGATCGTGGGATAATCGTCATGTCCGTGCCACTGAGCAACCTGTCGGCCACCTGGAACGCTATCGGGACTACCTTCACAGCTATCCGCATGGCGGTGACGGATTCCGCCAGCGCGGCGGGCTCCAAGCTGATGGACCTCATTGTGGGCTCCACCCACATGTTCCAGATCCGGAAAGACGGACACGCCGCAGCAGGAGCCGGCTCCGAAATTGACTACTTCCCATTTTTCGGCGGGTCTTACCCTACTACCCTGACCGTCTCCGAGACGGTAAATTCCAACTTGACACAAGACATCTTCGGCCTAACCACGACACTTACTTATGATCCGACAGCGGATACGGGATATAACCTAACCGGCGCCCAGATCGCGGCCTATATTCCAGACACGAGTGCTCTTAACTTCGCGGCGTCAATGACGGGGTTTAACTGGAACGCATCGGCGCAGAACGGCGGCCATATCGACTCTATCTACGCAGGAAACGGCCAAGCCCAAAAGGTAGGCGGTACTGTAGACGCTATTTATGGCGTCGATCAGATCATTCAATTGGCTGATGCCAGCGCCACAGAGATGTGGGGCTTTCAGGCGGCGATGACCTTCACCAACGCGGCCCACGCCGATTCCGCGTTCTCCTTCTCGTCCAAGGTTTTTCCGTTCGGAAGTACATGGTCGGTGGATGTGTTTTATGGGTATTGGTCGGAAGATATTAGCCAATACTCCGCGCGCATTACGAATCCATATTACTGGTGGACCAATGGCCCCGGTGTGACCCGGATTCGGGAGGAAGGGTCCCCCAAAGGCGCCGTGTATAGCTGGTACAATCCCAACTTCACCAAATACACGCCTGGCGCTGTGAACTTCGAGCGCGGTGTGCTTCAGTGGAACACCGGCGACATCCTTGAAATCGGCGCGGAGGCGGGGGGAACCGGCACGCTCCGCAAGGTCCGCCACCTGGGCGCAGGCCACATCTTCCCGCTCGCCAACCTTCCGACCTCTGACCCCGGCGTCGCGGGCCAACTGTTCACCTCCGGCGCCCCCTCCGCTGGCGTGCCCAAGGCGCTGATGATCAGCGGTGGCTGATAGGCTCAAATGAGCGAGCCTCCCACCCCAACGGTTCTCCCTCCCGCCCAGACCCCCGTTCTGGACGCGAACAACACCCTGACGCTCCCCTGGCGCCGGGCGTTGCAGAACCTTGGAACGGCAGCGAGCGGGAGCGTGACGCCCGCGGAATTG